TCTCCACCAAAGCGAAGAGGCGCACCGTTTACCGCAAACTCCGATCCTATCTTCGAAGCAATGATCCTATCGAGACGATTGCCAAGTGTCGTTATGGGTTGCTCCGTGGCCTGCCTCAGGAATGGAAGTCCGGGCGCCTTCGGCCGCTGGCTGATCCTTCCGCTACAGGGTTGTGGCTGCCCCAGGCATCGCTAAACGCGATCTATGCTGCCTTACGCGATGCCGAGATGCAGCTGAGACGCGCTGGAAGCCGCCGGCCGCGCGAGGTGCAATCATGACCGCCTCGGCCATCGCCAAGTACCTGTCGGAGCCTACAGCAACCTCCTACGCACGATCTATGTCGGCCACTGTACCCGTCGGGCCTCGCGCATTCGCGCTGCTCTGCGTCGGCGACAGCATGACCAAGGCGGGAGATCCCCGATCCATTCCCGATGGCTCTTCTGTCATCGTAGATCCGGACCGGAAATGGAAAGAGGGTGACATCGTGGTCGTCAGCAAGCGTGGCACTGACGTCGTTGTTGTGAAGCAGATCCGACGAGCCGTGCCCGTGCGCGGCACGATCTCCGATCGGGGCGTTCTGCCTGATGCCAGTGTCCTTGAGGAGCAAGGCGGTCCCTATTTCATGCTTACTTCCCTCAACGATAGGTATCAGCCGATCGTGCTGTCGGATGAAATGACCGTCCTTGGAGTCGTGGTGCAGACGATCATCGACGAGGAGGAACGGTCATGAGGGGAATACAAGGGCCCCTGAAGGGCTTTCCAACCATCAGCGTCGCAGACTGGGGAGACGGAATCAGATATTGCGGGCCGGCGCGCGACTTGATTGCCGCTGCGTGGCTGCCCCTGAAATGCTCGCGCCCGGGCCAAGCAAGCGTCGGGACTGTGATGGTGATGAATTCCGGATTGAACGGTACTGGAGGCATACGCGGGGGAAACAAATCCCATGCATTCGGCTCATCCGCTCTAAGCCGGAGTGCCGCATGCGCAGCCTGCCCGGGGCCGACGCGGTAATGGCGGAGCGCAAGGAGGGCGAACGATGGCGCGCCAAATCGGCGGAGGTGACTCGCGTCCGTGCGATTGTGTCAGCGGTTGCTCTCGGCCTGGACTTCGCCGCGGCTCCTGACTCGGCCGCCTGCGCGCAAATGCTCGAGGAGATCGCCGAGGAGGCTGACGCGCTTCCGGCAGAAACGTTGGTTCCCGTCCTAAGCGTGCGGATTGGGTGTCTCATGTATTGGGTAAAGCATGGGCTTCCGCTGCCCGCGAACCTGCCCGACACCTTGCGCGCGACCGCCGTGCTGTCGGCCATGGGAGTCCACATAGCAGCCCTGGTGCAGCGGCAAGCCCTAGCCGAGAAGCGGGCATGAGCAACATCATTCCGTTCCGCGATCCCGACGCCCCGCTCGATGGCGCCGAGCGCAAGGCGGCAATCAAGGCTTACTGGAAGGCGGCCGAGGCGGTCGCAGCGTACACGGTCGCCAAGGCCTTCAGCGCAGCGTGCAGGCAGCCAGGTTGCGGCAGGTTGGGCTGTGAGGACGCACTGCCGCTGTTCGTCACCGCCTTCCGGCGCGAACTGAGCAAGATGGACTATTGCCTGCATCAGCGATCCGGGCAGACGATAGAACGCGAATGACGCCGCGGCCAAACTCGAGGCTTCGCCCGCGCAACCGTGCCGGGCGTTGCTTCGAACTATCGGGACGCTATCAGATCGATGACCCGACATGGACGCTTGTGCACGGCACCCTCTACTCGGCCGAGTTCGACATCTGCTACGGGCATGCATGGCTCAAGCGCGACGGCTGGGTATATGACGCGGTTCAGAACGAGACCTTCTGCGCCGAGGAATATGCAACCCGGTTCGGTGCGGAGGAAATCGGGAGTTTCAGTTATCGTGAGGCCGCCCGAGCCGTGCTTGACTCTGGGCGCTGGGGCCCGTGGGTCACATACGACAAAAACGTCATGGTCCGCGCGGGCTGATTCGCCTGATCACCTAGGGGCGGCGCCTGCGGCCGCCATGCGCGACCTGGCGAAGCGATCAAGGCGGTCCCGTCCACCACTTGGCGATGTAGCTGCCCTTCGGGTGCTCTGGATTGACCGACTCGCCCAGGACGTCCTCGACGATATCCTGAAAGGGCGGCAGAGACCACCTTGCATTCTTATTCATCTTCAAGCAGCTTTCGATCTTATCGGCCTGATCGGCCGTGACGTTTGAGACGGTCAGGCAAATCCAACGGTCGCCAGTAACCGCGACATAGCTCGCCATTCGAGATGGGGCGTGGTAGAACTTTTTGTGCGATGGCTCTTTCCCTGATTCCCGCGGTGTACTCAGAAATTGCCGAATCTCATCGGCGTTGCGGATCATCGCCAGAAAGGAATCATTTAGGAGCTTTTCGGCCGGCCTCGCCTGTAAGCCTAGAATGGTGCTACCCATGGCACTCCTCCATCGATTGCCCTGGCCAGGTCCCGCTCGGTGTACCACCACCGGCCGGGGCCGCTTCCCGATTGTGCCACGTTACGCGGTCCGCTCCGCATTGAGTGAGGAGAATGCCGATGAACCAGCCAGAATCCGTTCAAACGTCGTGCGAGCAGCTACGCAAGTTCCTCAATTTGGGCCCGCTGGACGACGTAGGGGCCGCCAACGAAGCGGAGAGGCTGGTGACAAAGATCAGCGAACGCGCCCCTCCTGGATCTGATGCAGCACGGTTGGCAGTCGAGCTCACGGGGCAACTGCATGGTTGGTTCACCGGACAGGCCCCAAGCAACCGTGAGGCGATCGCGAGGATGCGCGGCGAGCTGGCCAGCCCTCATTGATCCATTTCAGTGAAAACGATTCGATCTCCCGACGCTGCGCGGGTGCTGACCCGCATATACTCGATTACTTCTGACATCGTGACGCCCTCCCATGGATGGCGTCGGGATAGGCCGTGTCCTTGCGCCGGAAACTGTGGTTGTAGCCGCCGTCGGGCCAACGTGCGCGACGACCTCGGCAGGAGGATCTCATGACTCTGGAGCAGGCGCTGAAGCTCATACAGCAAACCCGTTCATTCATCGGCACTATCTATTCCAACGAAGTGGTGTTGGACGGTAAGTTCAAGCCGGAAGAACTCGAGGCAATTTTATTCGTGATGCGAAATCGGCCTGCTCCGCCGTACGAGACGGCAGGGTGACTATAGCCATCGCGGTGCTAACGCAGTCCCGTTTACGCGCTATTGGTCGTGCCCGTCGGTGGGCTTTCTGTGCCGGCTTCTCAAGGCGTTATCCGCTGATGACGGCAATGCGGCTGTGCAGCACGCGGCCGTGTAGGCGGCCAGCTAGATCGAAATAAACTGTGATCCGCGTCGGGGACGGGAATACCAGGGCCGTTAAAGTTGGACCTTGGAAACGAACCTACCCCCTGGCGTCGCACCCAGCCCCATAAGGGGTGCGACTGCGGTTCCCGATAAGGAACACGCGCGGCTGCTCGCGCTGCATTCCTATGACATCCTAGATACGCCTGCGGAAGAAGTATTCGACGAGTTTGCGCGATTGGCGGCTTCGATCGTAGGCACGCCGATAGGCTTGGTCAGCCTTGTTGATGGCAATCGTCAATGGTTCAAGGCCAAAGTCGGTCTGGAGGTGTCCGAGACCCCGCGCGACGTGGCATTTTGTGCTCACGCCATCGGCGGCACTGATGTTTTCGTGATTCCGAATGCCTTCGAGGACGAGCGCTTTAGCGGCAATCCTCTAGTCACTGGCGGACCGAAAATCCGCTTTTACGCCGGCGCCCCACTGATTACCTCTGGAGGCGACGCGCTCGGCACGCTGTGCGTCATTGACTATGTCCCTCGTCACATCACCCCGGAGCAGCAGGCCGCCCTGCAGATTCTAAGTCGCCATGTCATGGCGCAGCTGGAATTGCGCAGACGTCTCAACGACTTCACGCGCGGCGACGCGCCCCGAAAAAAGGCAATCGCAGCGTTGCGCTGTGCTCTTGATGTTGGCCAATTCGTACTGCATTACCAGCCCAAAGTGGATGTGCGGACGAGCCGTATCATGGGGCTGGAAGCTCTCATCCGCTGGAATTGCCCCGGAAAGGGAATCATTCCGCCAGCGCGCTTTATCCCGCTGCTGGAAGAAAGTGGGCTGATCGTTGAGGTGGGCAGCTGGGTGATGCAACAGGCGATAAGCGATTATCGTGACTGGAAATCGAAGGGGCTGACTGTGCCTACCATTGCCGTGAATGTCTCCCCTCACCAGCTGCGCAACCCAGGCTTCATTGGACAGCTCGAGCACGCGTTGGGCACCGAGGGGCCAAGGCGCAGTCCCTTGGACATAGAGATTACCGAAGGTGTCCTGCTGGAGAAGACGGAAGAGGTCATCGGAAAGCTGCACAAGACCCGCTGCATGGGCGTGGGAGTGGCCATTGATGACTTCGGCACCGGATACTCTTCCCTGCGATACCTGGCGCACCTGCCGATAGACACGCTGAAGATCGATCGCTCGTTCGTCATCGCCATGACCGACGATGCCGATGACATGGCAATAGTCTCTAGCATCATCGCGCTCGCTCACGGGCTTGACCTCAATGTTGTGGCGGAGGGCGTCGAGACTGATGAGCAGCGAAAACTGCTACGGCTGTTGCGGTGCGATCAAATGCAAGGGTATCTCTTCAGTCGCCCGGTCGCTAAAGACAAGCTCGAAGAGATGCTCAGAGCTGAGAGCAACACGATCACGCAGCGCTCGCTGCAGCTCGAGGACCCCGCAGGAGCAGAGTTTGCCGAGCGCCGCCTCCCCCGACGCAAGTCCATGCCAGGCGGTTGAATACAGGTATGCATATATCGTGGCCCATAGTACCAGGGCCCGCCATGTGTCAGGAATGCTCTGCCTCCCGGCTGATTCGATCGAGCGCTTACGGCATGGCCGGGATCGGCATCGCGGCATACAACCGGAGGAAATAGCCTCAACCCAAGCCCCGACGGCTTAGTCGTGATGCCCCGGGCTCTCGGTTAGGTGTGCCGCGCCATAGCCCGGTAACTGACCAGGATTCAGACTTGCGTCCAAGCTGCTGCCGGTGGCAGCTGAGATCGGATGTGGAAATCGGGTCACAGTTGAGATCGCGCCCGCTTTTGATAATGTGCGCCGCGGCCAAATATGGAACTGTGAAAACGTTGTTGACGCATTGCGGGGGCAAGCTCCCGATTGCGCTCAATTATTCCGGACGTGGAAGTCGCATCTAAGAACTTTCCGGCGTTCCCACAAATCCTAAAACTCGACGACTCGCGGACCACGACTTTGTGACGTAGGTCTCATAGAACACTCAAAGAGCGCGTTGTCACTCACGCTGCAAATACAACCGCCGCGCGAGCATTGGGAACCCTGTTTTCGGCGGCGTTGCGGTGAGGCCTACAAGGTGCGAGATGACTTCTACTAGGCAAAGAGCGATGGAGTCACGCGACGTAAGCTGCGACACCGGCAGTCGTGAATCGCCGACGCAGCTCGTGCGGCAGATTTTGAGACACCGTGACCCTGTCTCCCAACCAGCCAACGGCGAGGAAGACATCGCGGCGACCGTGTCGGTCATGCTCCGCGTACAGCCCCCTTCAAAGGCCTTATTGATCGTTGATGCAGAGCTTTGTGAACGACTCCGTCTCGCGCTCCAAGAGGCGGGCTTTGAGGTTACGATCGCACCTACCAAGGATCGAGCTATCGACGCCTTGGCATCTCACCACCACACTTTGGCGGTGACTGATCGTCTTGAGTTTGTACGGAGCTTACGCGCACTCGGAACATCGCGGGTGTTGCAGATTATTCAGATCACCAGCGGTCTCGACGGAGAACTCGAAGCGGCGCTTAGCTGCGGCGCAGATGAGTGCCTTAGCGGCAAAGCGCCTGACATGCTCCTTCAGGCGCGATTCTCGGCGGCGCGGCGGATGAGTGACCTGGAGTCCGCGCTGCGCGCTACGTTCATTGTCGGCCACCGTCTGGCGACGACGGACCAGTTAACAGGAGTCGCCAACCGTCGATTCTACGCGAAACACTATCCCCGAGAGATTTCTCGCGCGGCGCGCTATGGGCATGCCGTTTCGGTCGCGATGTGTGACATAGACCACTTCAAGCGCGCCAACGACGAGTACGGCCATGCCGCCGGAGATATGATCCTGCGGGAATGTGCGCAGCGGATGCAGCAGTGCTTGCACCGAGGTTCGGATTGGATGGCGCGCGTAGGCGGGGATGAATTCGCGGTAGTCTTTCCGGAGACGGCCATTGACCGGGCGCTCGATATCTGTCGCAAGATGCGCGACGCGGTTTCGAGCACACCGTTTGTCGGCGACGGGATGCAGGTGAGTCTCACAGCGAGCTTCGGACTGGCTTCGCTCTGGGGTGCACCTAAAGACGCCAAGAGGCTTGCCGAACGCCTGCTCAGTGCTGCCGATCAAGCACTATATCAACGCAAGGCGGCGGGCCGAAATGGCGTCACCGCGACGAAATTGCAGTTCGGGTCAGATAACTCGACGCAACCTGCCTGAGAGGAATAGGAGAGCATAAAGGGCTCGAGCTTCAAGTAATGCGCTGCGCGCGCCGCGCACCACGTACCAGCGCGGCTCGCTGGTCGGCTCCAGGGGGTCGAAGACGTTGCGGCGAACCATGCTCGACCGTAGCGGGGTGGTCGGCCGACCATCTATCCATTAGTCCGCGGTGCAGCAAGCTGTACGACGTTTTTTAAGCCAGTCCGATTCGCTTCAGTTCATCGGCGTTTCGACATCTTTCTTTTGGGTTCGATCCCGCGTTACAAAGAAAGCGACGATTGCGGTCTGCAGCCGCTCGCGACCCTCATCGGAAAGCGAGGCAACGCGCTTAAACGAATCGACAAAATCACGCGCTAGCGGACAGATAAAGCGCAGGTCAACACACGACTCCGGAATCTCCCCGATCGCTGGTAGGTACATGTATGCGAGATGAGCTTGGTTGCGCACCTGATCTTGGACCTTGGGGTCAAGCGCTTCCAGTGGACTGAGCGGTGCAAAAAGGAATCGCGTGGTCCTATTCGGCTTATCGATCGCGCAGTCATGCGAGACCACGATACCGTGGCCCATTCGATAGTGAGCTAGGCAGTGCTTGGGCTGCGTCACACCGACGTCGCCTCCTTCCGATGGGATCCACATGACGCTGACGTTTTTCGCCGAACCCTTTGTGAGATGAGTCAGTGGTTCCTTGGGTGTGCTGAATGGCACACCGGAGAACACGTCGCCCTGGCTGATATCCGCGCGAAGCGCGGCCGCATACCAGCCGGTCACGTTAGATGAAGGGCGGAATCTCCGGATCCCCCGCCTCTTCAATCGGCTTCCACGAGCGCATCTCGCCAGCGAGATCCGTCCAGAATTGATAGGGGGAACCAACGATCAAATCTCGGCCAATGGGCTGCTGCAAAAGCTGGGCGATTGCGCGCCCGGACGCTATTGGAGGTGCCCCCGATGCCGCAGTCGCCGTGGTAGCGTCGATGATGGATGCGCCTGCGCTTACCAGGAGCGTGCTCGCCAAGGTCAACTGAGCTGGCCAGTTCCTGTCACGCTTTTTGGTGACCCACTGCGTTATGGCCTTGACGTGCCGCGTGAGACCTTCAACGGTCCAGGCTCCGATGTCGAAGGCCTCGAAGTCAATCATGTTCATTTGTAATCTCCGCGTCTTCCGCGGGTAGTGTGGACTTTGGTAGCTGTGGCGCGATCTGCCGAAGCTTTTCGAGAAGATCCAGCATCAACGAACTCGGCAGGTCGACACGTACAACAGGATCGACCGCGAGTTTTTTCGAGTGCGCAGCAGACATCATTGCGAATGGCGAAGCCCGGAAAAAATCAAGGCATGCCTCATCGTTTGACATTGCGCTCATAACCATGCTCGCGCTGAGAGCGACGGTTTGAGTCGGCTCCTCGGCAATTTTTATACCAGCCTGGGCATTGATTCCCGCAATCTTTGCCGCTTGATCGAATGGCTGATTCATCCCATCCAGCGAAGAAAGAAAGCGCCTTACGCAGCTGGGGCTCATTTGGATAATTAATAACGATCGCAGCTCGCCTTTCCCGATGCGCTCCTGCCCGAACAGAAAGGTCACGGCGCTAGGCTTGTACCTAACATCGCAGGTCTCAGCTAAATATTTCCGTTCCGGCACGGGCGCCGATCTCATGTCGATGGCAAGCGCCTGCACCGTCTGACCATTGACGTGAACCGTACGGTTCTGGATCAAATCGACAGTGGGCCCCTCTCCCGGTCGATTGAGCGGGATGGCGACGACTTGCCGCGATGAGATTCCTTTAGCCATGGCACTTTATAGTCTATCTGATAGTACCTTAGTGGGTAGATCTTGCCGCATTTTCAAGAGGTTGCGCACATTTTAATAGCATCGATCGAATTATGTTTAGGTCATCTGCGGCCTATCTGAGGCCGAGGCGCCTGGCAGCCTTCAGCAGCGACGGCGCATGCCACCGGCCGCCGCCAGGGGATTCGATACCCCGCGCGTTGAGAGCTTCGGCCGCCTGACGCAGCGATGCACCGCCCTTGAGCGCGAACTCGATCTGCGGTTGCAGCGCCTTGATGCGCTCCATGGCGGCCATCTGGTTGGCTTTGGCGCCACTGGCTGCGATCTGCCGCACCTGGCTCTTATTCCGAGCTGACATGCCGAGCTTCGTACCCCGCGCTTTCGCCGCAGCCAGCCCGGCCTTCGTGCGGGCGGAGATCATTCCACGCTCCTTCTCTGCCAAGGCTGCGTAGAGGTGGAGCACGAACGGATCCGGTTGGCGGCCGAGGTCGGCAACTACGAACTCGACCCGGTGCGTCATCAATCCGGAGATGAAATGCACGTCCCTCGAGAGGCGATCGAGCTTGGCGACCATGACAGGGGACTTTGTCTGGCGTGCTGCTTTGAGGGCGGCGGCGAGCTGCGGGCGACGGTCCATTGCATCCGAACCCGATCCCGTCTCGATCTCTTCGTAGACCTGGGTGATATCGAGGCCTTCGGCTTCGGCAAACCGGGCGATCGCTGCCCGCTGTGCTTCCAGCCCGAGCCCGGACCGACCCTGGGCTGAAGTGCTGACCCGTACATATCCGATTGCTGCTGTCATTTTGAGCGTCCCCGATCTGTATGGGGACAACTTTAGACCAGCAATCAGCCTTTGTAAATGCCTCTTGACGCTCATTGAGTCTTATTAACAGAGTGGCCAAAGCAGGATCAGGGCAAGGATGGCCATGCCAATCGGCAACAACGCATCGAGTAGAAGCCACCGGACGTTCTGGCTGGTTAGAAAATGGCGATATGCCTGGTCGAATCTATCCAAGCTGGCTGGGATTCGAAGTGACCTCAGGGTTTTTCCCATGCTCTCGATTGCCCCCTTCAGCTCATTCGCGGCCTGTCTTACTTGGCCCAGTAGTGCAGTGGCATTGTCTACATTGATCGGATTGCCGGTCAGGCACGCTTCGCGAATAGCGGCTTCTTGCGCAGCAAGCATATCGATCAGAGGCCCAACTCCCTTGGAAAGGTTCCCGACACGCGGCGCCGACTGGCCCCACCAATTCGCCAGCGTCGATTGCCGGGGATCGCGCGGATAGTCAGCTTCCTCATTCCCGAAAATGCCAGCAGTAACGAAGGCGACGCGAGTCCCTGTGAGCCGCAGTCGCCATTCGGCGAAGCTCTCCCATGCCATCCAGATGAAATGGACAAGCAGATAAGCGACGGCGAGGCCCAGAGCGTCGTGCACAGCACGATCGGTGAGCCCGGTCAGGCTGAATCCGAATACCGTCGCCTGCGTGTCGACGCGCAATTTGAACCACACGACGCCAATCGCGACAAGAGACACAACGAGCAGCTGTGTGCGGGCGCGCCAGGCGCGATCGGTCAATCCGACTGCGATCGGCTCCCCGAGAATCTTCTGAACTGCCTCAATGTCCTTCGCCGGTGGCCTGACCCACATATCGTTCTCCCAACACCCTTCCTTTGATTACCCTCCAGCGCAGCGCGCACCCCGTCAGCTTGCTCTGCACCGTCCTCCATGGGGTTGGTTTTCCCAGAGGCCTGGGCGAGTTAGAAGTGATGGCACAACACCTCGGCACAGTACGTCGCCTCGGCACAGTCGGCTTTTACCCTATATATTCCTACGACAAAGGCCGTAGCCTTTGCTAGTCACGGAAGTTTGGCAAATGGGACCGCTGCCTGATGTGCCACCACCACGGTCAATTATGCTCCTCCGCCGCGCCCCGCTCCCGCGGGCGCTATCACGTCGATCTCGCCGTAGGCGCTGCCTTAGCGGCTTGACAGGGCCTTCCATGGGGTTGTTTCGCAAAATGCGTCTATCGCGCCATCGCGGCCGGCAGATAGACCTCTTCCATGGGGTTTGTTTTGCAAAATAGGGCGCCGGCCGATTGAGAGCGAGTTGAAGCCGCGCGCACGGCCGGTGTGCGCCCGCGCACCACCGCCTCCAGTTCAATCTGCCGGAATATCTCGACCACCATGCCTGGCATGACCAATAACGCGTTGTCGCGGTCCGTGGCCGAAAAACGGAGCGTGACCGATGCATCGCCCTGGCTGCACACCTTGACCGATCTCACGGTCCCACGGAGCGCTCCGTCACCTCGGGTCACGGCGTAGTGCGCCATCCGGCAGCGCTTTCCGCAATACACCTGGTGCGGCCGACGCGGTTCGAATTCTCTGCGACATTGCGGGCAGGCGCTCATGTCGCGAGCGTGTCCGGAATACTACCAATTGCCACCGTCCTCATGCCTCGTAGCCGACACGGCCCAGCGCTTGCCTCTGATCGCGCAGCAGCCCGGCCAATCGACGCATGAATGGCCGATCGCCGCCCTTGTACGCGTTCCTGGACACCCGCGTCTTACCCTTGGCCGTCACCGGTCCGGTTGATCGAAGCCACGGCCGCCACCGGTGAATCAGCGCTGCCTGTCGAGCCCGCCGTTCCGCACTCCAACCGCTCCGCATTCTGCTGCTCCAATAGTTTGCTTGGCTCGCTTTCGATTTCCCGCGCGCGCGCGCGCGTGGGTTCGTCGGTCGCGGGCCCGTTGTTCACTTGCTGCGGGCCGGTGGCGATGTTGGCCTGGCCTGCGCGCACGAAGGTTGACTGGCGGGGATGTTTCAGCTCGTTCAGAGTTTCGAGCGTCATGCGGCACTGATTCTGCGCCTTCATCGCCATCGAAAATAATCGTTCACTGCGTTGCAGAAATTCCTGATTCAGTACGCGCTGGGCCATATTGGTGAAAATTGATTGGAGGGCTACCGCCTGGCCCATCAGCATCGCCTCACACTGCCGCATATCTCCGGCATGGACCTGCGCTATGGAATCCTTCAGCCCCTCGCTCAGCGCCCATAAATTCTGTTCACCGAACGACCCCTTGGCGAACGGCCTCACTACTAACGCAGCGTTGTCGCTAGATTTTATTGTCATTTCGGCGCGGGCAAATGCCTTCGCCTTCTCGAGCGCCTCAACCGGCGCGGCAAAGGTGGCTATCGCCCGCGCTGGTTGCGATGCGGCGACCGCCGGCGCAGATGTCGGTAGATCCGATTGCGCACTATGTTCACCGGCGCTGATTGCTCCGGCGCGCGCCGCTGGGCTGCTGCGCGCAATCTCTCCTGCCTTGGACGTTCGGCGAGCTGTCGCAGCTCCACGCTGCTTTCCCGTCGGTTTCACGGCTTGATGTCCTCTCCTGAGGCTGGCGCTCATCCGGTTGGCCCTCCGGTATTGCCGTCGCCAGGCATGACGCCACCGTGGTCATGCGCGTTCGCGCTGCTCATCACATCGGTGACAAGGTCCGCGCAGGTGACGTTCTGGCTCACGTCCAGCGCTCCGATGACGTTTATGTCGCCGGTGTGATTCCAAGTATTGGCGGCCGATGTGATCGTGCCGTCGCCGTTGAGTACGACGCTGGCCCCCTGGCCGTCCGACACGGTGAGCTTGCCGTCGTTGGTGAGCTTCAGGAACTGCCCATTCACATGTACCAGCCAGAACTCGCCCGACGGCACCGTCAGGGGCCGGTCTTGGTTGTTGTAGTGCCTGGCCTGCACGTACCCAGTGTTGAGCTTGCCATCGATGAAGACGACGGTGACCATCTCGTTAATTGATGGCGGGCAGTACATGCCCCAACCGTTCCCAACCCAATTCGAATCAATTGGCAACCAGCCTGTGGGGCTGCCGTCCGGCTGCAATGCAACCTTGGCCATGTACCGCGTCGGATCGTAGTTTGTGACGAGCCCGATCCGGCTGACCACGGTATGCGCCGCGGCGCGCAGCGCCTGCAGGCGCATGGCATTGTCTAAGACAGCTCTCACGCAGCACCCACGTCCGAGGATTCGACGGCGAGGTTGGGAGTGAAGTTCTGCGCCTCCACCGTCATCGCGTAGCCTTCCTCGACACTCAGTGTCCTGGTGACGCTGCGCGGGTAGTAAGTCTGATCGTAGGCGGTGCCGGTGCCGTTCACGTTTATGATCACGCCGCGAGGTGCGAGCACCCCATCGGCCGGAAGCCTCGCAGTCAATTTCATCGCGTGCGAGGTGATGAGCTTGTATTGGTTGATCGCGAAGTTTTCCACCGCAACAGTCGACATGTCCGCTGGCAGCCAGTAGGTGTAGAGCGTCGTCGGTCCGTAGGCGGTCGCCTTTCCCGGCGTGATCGCTTTCGGCGCCGTTGGGTAGTAGCGCGTAACAGACGCCTTATTGGCGTGCCCCGGGCTCATTGCCTTGACCGTGACTCCCTTCACGATGGTGAGCGAGCGGCTGAAGGTCAGATCGACAACGCTTGCGGTCGGATAGTCCACGTCCTTGGTCGGCGGCGTCCACGTGATCTGGTACGTATCTGGATCGCCGCTCTCGGGCTGAAAGTATAGGCCCTGCTGTTCTACATAGCAGATGAATCCTGCCTGGCGCGCGAGCATCGCCAGCAGATCCCAGTCGCTGCCCTGCGTCTGGATGAGCTCGACGTCGCCATTAGGTTGAGTCGTGCCAACTCTGCCCGTGGTCGCCGTGACGACAGGTATCAGATTGTGCTGGCTGGCGAGGTCGGTCGCGATGTAGCTCGCCGACTGATTCGTATAGTCCCGCGGCAACTTGGCATCGATGAGAGCACCCGTCAGATCGCGCCCGGTGAGCGTTATCGTGCGCAGCTTCGGGTTGTACTCGATGTCATCGACCCGGCCATAGATGAGCGAGCTCATTTCGCTCGGATCGGGTTTGTCGGGATTCGATACGCGAACGGCCGCCAGGATCTCTACGAAAGTGTCAGTCGCGATCTCGGAGAACCATGTGGCGTCGTACAAAGCATCCGGGGCAACCATTTGGGTGAGCGCGGTTGCCGAATAGGTCACACGGAACGTGTCCGCCTCAAAATAGGTATTGTTGGTGACGCTGAAATCGATCCACCCGGGCACGTTGTTGCCGTTGATCTTCACCGCGCCACGCGGTTGCCTGACAGTGGATCCAGCTGGAGGGTAGTTTATCTGCGCGCTCGAGGCGATCATCAGAATCCCCCGCCCGCCGGCCACGGTGCCAGGGTGCCATCGAAGGACATCAGTCCGGTCTGTGGCGCGGCGCAGGCCTTGGCCTGCTGCTGGGTAACCATCGTCGTCAGGCCATTGCGATCAAGTTTGTTGACGACGGTAACGTTGATGGTGGCCCGCACGGCCATCGTAGGCAGGGATTTGAGCCACGCATCAATGAGTTTCGCCTCCGGACTGTTCACCGAGATTATGGGGTGGTCGACGACAATTAGATTTGCCGGTCGTGTTGCCTCATCGGGATTGTTACCGAAGGGCTGACGACAATTAGATTTGCCGGTTTCCGGGCCTCAATGCCGGTCTTGTATACGCTGGCTCCAACAGG